TAGTATATGTACCATAATATAAACCAGCTGTTGTGCGTTTTAATTTAGGACGGGATAAATCACGGGGATTTTTACCAATTTTAATCGATAAATCACTCTGAATCATGATAAAATAATCTTCTTGATTTATATCTTCAATAGACATTATTTTCTTTATTTTTGTTATTAAAAACTCAGAATCTACTATATATTTTGGTATAATTTTAAAATAATAAGACATCTTTAAATATCAATAAATTTAAAATTTCATTTTTTATAATATTCATGAAAATTATAAAAAGAAACATACAATATAAATGATAAAAAGATGAAATGATAAAAAAAATAAATAATCAAATAGTGTATCTTAAATAGATTTATAAAACTGCCATCCTAATATATTACAAATATTTTTCCAAATCATATCTGTTTGATGTAATTTTTCACGATCTTTAAGTAACGGAAAATAAACTTTATATTCATCTAACGATAACAATTCCACAAATTTATGTAATACATAAGAATAATTCAAGAAATTTTTTCGTGATTTAGGGCAAACTTCCAGAAAAGGACCTTGTATTTCCTTAAACATTAATCGTAATTTTTCTTCTAGTTCCTTGCTCATGGAAGGAGGCGGAATACCATTAATTTGATATAAAATATGCGCCGCATGATCATAATATTTATTTAATTTTATTTTCTTTAGATAGAGACGTATTTTTTTGGTATCAATTTTCTCTAAATTAGTAATTCTTTCTTTCTTAATTTCCGCAATAATCTTTTCGTAAACTTCATCAGGAATTTCCGTTGATTCTTTGGCTTGAAATTGTGCTAACCATTCATTAAAATGATTAATACGCTTATAACTAAAATAACATACTTCCAATGGTGGATCTTTAAAAGAAGGTTTGTCACTTTCAATCAATATAAATTCTTGATTTCCACACTCTGCACAAATTTGATACCCTTCCGATGGATATAAGGTCATTTCATGATCACATAACTCACATTTATTTATTTTTACGTCAATTTTAATTTTATTTACATAATTTTCATCTATTTTTTGTAAATAATCATCTAAGAAATTCTTTTTTTTAAATTTTGCTTCTTCTTTTACGAAATCACTTATTTTTGTAGATGTATAACTATTTTCGCTATTTTTTTCATTTGACTTTTCATTAGTTTCCTCTTTTCCACGATTTTCAAAAAAAGTAAGCACTGATTTATTCTTTACAGGTTCTTGTATATTCATTGAACTTATATTCAAATTATTTTCAATATCTATCTGTTCAAACTTATCAGTAAAAACTGGTTTATTTTGCTCAAAATTTAATAAATTAGTTTCAAAGCTTTCTTTTTCTTGATTATTTTTTGAATTTTCAACATTTTCATAATAATTATGTAATAAAGCACCTACTTTCAAATAATATTTATTTAATTCTTTATTGGATTCAATATCTTTAATTTTTGATATTAAATCCTGAATCTCTTCGCGTAATTCATTTCTTTTAATAATATAATCGGTCTGATTTCGCTTTAAATTATCTCTAGAATTTTTATAATTATCAATTAAATTTTTTAAATCTACTCTTAATTGAGGAAGAGACTTCTTTTGTTCGTCAAAATAGGACATCATTTCATTGTGCTTAGCATCAATTGTAATATTTTCATTAAACTGAGAACTACTTTTCTGCTTCCATTTAGCAGACATATATTATAATTATTTTTAAAAGAAACACTTTAAGTAAATTATGAAAAATTAAATAATTTTACGGATATATTCTTTTATTTATTTATTTTACATTTTTATAGAATGGAAAATATTGAACAACGAAATTTAAATATTCCATCCTCTTCTTTAAATAATATACGGTATAATGACATACAAAAAATGATTTTTTTATGCAATGCATTAAATGATGGATGGACAATTAAGAAATTAAAGAATAATAAATACGAATTTATAAAAAATAAGGAACAAGTTATTAAGAAAGAAATTGATTTAGAAGAATTTATAAAATTTAATTTGAATATAGAAAATATTAAAAGAGAAACTCATTGATAATTAGAAAAACTATAGAAAAATTGAAAATCTGATTTTTTTTGATTTACTATTTCTTTTTAAAACATCTAAGAAAAATATTTTTAGAATATTTTTTTCAAAAAAATAGAAAGATTCCTATTTTTAAAAAGTTATAGAAAAAAATGCATTTTTCATTTTTATTTATTTTATTTCATTTTACAAAATAATTTTTATTTTACAAAATAATTTTTATTTTACAAAATAATTTTTATTTTACAAAATAATTTCTATTTTACAAAATAATTTTTATTTTACAAAATAATTTTTATTTTACAAAATAATTATTCTTTTTAATTATTTAATGTATGTAAAAAAAATCTTGATCTATAGGACTTTTTACTAATTACGCATTTCTTTAGAAAAAATCAGAATATTATTTTTCATTTTTAATTCACATAAATTAGCTATATTTAATTTCAATGGTGAAAACATCGATGATTTTAAACAAAGTATATTTAAATCTTCTAAAATAAAATTTTAATTTATAATATAATTAATTAAAAATTATTTCGTAAAATTCCAGATTTTTTTTCTCAGTATATATTATAAAAAATGACTGGTGGTTTAATGCAATTAGTAGCCTATGGCGCACAAGACGTATATCTTACAGGTAACCCTCAAATTACTTTTTTCAAAGTTGTTTATAGAAGACACACTAACTTCGCAATGGAAGCCATTGAACAAACCTTCAATGGTACTGCCGATTTCGGTAAAAAGGTTACATGCACTGTTTCCAGAAACGGTGATTTAATCCATAGAATTTACTTACAAGTCACTCTTCCCAGAGTTGAATCTACTGTATCTTCTGCCTTCTTTAGATGGGTCAACTTCATTGGTCACTTCTTAATTAAATCTGTAGAAGTACAAATTGGTGGTCAAAGAATTGATAAACAATATGGCGACTGGCTTACTATTTGGAATGAATTAACTATTCCTCCTGGCTTGAAAAATGGTTATGACAATATGGTCGGAAACACTGTTGCTTTAACTGGTACTGGTTTACAAAGAACCGAAGCCACCACTTTATATGTTCCTTTCCAATTCTGGTTCTGCAGAAACCCTGGTCTTTCTCTTCCTTTGATCGCTCTTCAATACCACGAAGTTAAGATCGAATTGGAATTCAGACCTAAGGCTGAATGTTATGTATCCACTGGTGGTTCCTTGAATAGCTGTGGTGTATCTACTTCTGGCAACTTAGATGCTTTCTGTGTCCCTTCTTTGGAATATGCTTCCTTGTTCATTGACTATATCTACCTCGATACTGATGAACGTCGTAGATTTGCTCAAACTTCTCACGAATATTTGATTGAACAACTTCAATTTACCGGCGACGAGTCGACCGTGAACACAAATGTGAAAGTTAAATTGAACCTTAATCACCCCGTTAAAGAACTCATCTGGGTCTGCCAAAGAGACGATGTTGTTAAATTGGGATACAACCAATGGAACAACTATACTGATGATTTCGACGCTGATTCTGGTTATAACAGCCTTAATAACCAAGGTTTACCTGATGCTTCTCAACTTGTTTTCACTAATGTCGAGGACCGTGATAATATCTTCCCCTTTGTTGGAACTGAATCATTGGATGCTGACTACTTGAAATACTTGAGTAGTGCTGGCATTAACGTCGGTGCGGGTGGCTTTGCTAACGGTCCTTCTACCACTGCCCAAGTTCGTGCCATGAACTTACCTGCTGGTCCTGGTCCTAATGCTAATAACTTGGCCCCTACTGATTTCGGTGCTATTACCACTGCTGGTGATTACTCCGATCATGCTGGCTTCGGTCCTATCAACGCTGGTCGTAACCCTACTGTTCGTGCTAAATTACAATTAAATGGTCATGATAGATTCCAAGAAAGACTTGGTTCTTACTTCAACTTGGTCCAACCTTTCCAACATCACACTAACATCCCTGTCACTGGTATTAACGTATATTCTTTTGCCTTAAAACCTGAAGAACATCAACCCTCGGGCACGTGTAACATGTCTCGTATCGATAACGCTACTCTTCAATTACAATTGACTCCTAAATCCGCTTTAGGTTCCAAGATCAGAGTTTACGCTACGAATTATAATGTCCTTCGTATTATGTCGGGTATGGGAGGGCTCGCTTATTCAAATTAAGCAGTATATTTATTTCATTGTTATATTATACGTTTAACATTAAATAAAAATAATTAATAAATAAATTATTACTATACATTATAATATTTTTTAAATATTATAATTTTATTATTTTATTAAAATAATAAAAAATGATTTTATTTTTTATAATCGTAAAATTTTTAAATTATTAAAAAATGGAAAAAATTAAAGAATTTATTGAAAATAATAAATTAAATTGTGATATATTAAATTATTATTATGGCCATGAAGCAACTAAAGGATGTAAATCAGGACATGATAATATTAATCCTTATGCTTTAGTATTTGACAAAGAAAAAGAAGAAAAATATTATATATTAGTATTATCGAATACTAATTGCACAATTATTTCATATGATACAATCAAAGCAATTAAAAAATATAATACTTCATGGTATTTTAGTAATAATGGATATGTCACTGGAACAATAAATGGTAAAAATATTTATCTTCACCAATATTTACTTAATTATCATGGAAATGGAAAAGGACAAAATTCAATAGACCATATTAATCGAAATAAATTAGATAATCGTCTTGAAAATTTAAGAATTGTTGATCAAGCTATTCAAAATATAAATAGAGAAAAAACAGCAAGGAAAAGCAATGCTCAAGAATTACCACATATGATTTCTTCTGTGGAATTACCTAAATTCTGTTATTATTGTAAAGAAGTATTACATAAAGATACAGATAAAGAAACTATTAGAGATTTTTTTAGAATTGAAAATCATCCTAATTTAGAAAAAAAATGTATATCAACTACTAAATCAATGAAAATCCCTATTTTAGAAAAATTAAATGAAGCTAAAAAAATATTATCTGAATTAGATAATAAAAAATTTCAAAAAATTAAAAAAAATCCTGATTATATTCAATTAAATGAATGTAAAAGAAATACAAATAATTTTATCTTTGTTTTTGATAGGCGATTTAATGGAGAAAGACAAACTTTAAAATTATCATTTAATAAAAGTAATGATAAAAATGTTGTATATAATGATTTTAGAAAAAAAATAAAAGAAAAATATGATTATGAAACAGGTGATTTTATTTTTGATTAAATATCTATCATGAATTTATATACCTTATCTAAAGTCTAGACTTTATATAGTGGCATAAACACGATTTTATTTTTAAACTAAATAATTTTATAAAATATATTAGCTTTTTAAAGCAAAAAGCAATTTAAAGATAAATTATTATTCATATATAGTAAAAAATGAGTATAGATATCGTAAACCTAATTGAAAAAAATCCAATCACTAAATTAAATGGTGATTATCAATCAAAATTAATTGATAAGGTACAAAAAACCTTTAATAATTATGAACAGCAAATGTTTTTAGCAAGTTTTTATTGTTATTTAAATCATGATAATAAGAATGATTTTGTCATTGATCTTGATAACGTATGGCGATGGTTAGGTTTTGGGCAAAAAGTTAAAGCAAAAGTACTTCTTGAAAAACATTTTATTTTAAATAAAGATTATACACTATCGCTTTCCCTGCAGGGAAAGCAATCATCCAATACAAAAGGCGGTCATAATAAAGAAATTATTATGTTAAATATTGAAACCTTTAAAAAATATTGTTTAAAAGCTGGAACCAAAAAAGCAGATGAAATTCACGATTATTTTATTAAATTAGAACAAATTTTACAAGAAATAATAAAAGAAGAAAGTGATGAATTAAAACAACAATTAATTCAACAACAATCTGATTTTCAACAAATTGAATTATTAAAAAAACAAGAATATGAAATGAAATTAAAAAATCAAAAAATATTAGAAAGAGAAAAAATATTATTAAATGAATTTGCAACTATAGGAGCAATTTTTTATATAATAAAAGTTAAAACATTTGATAATGGTCAATACATTATAAAAATAGGAGAAAGTCGTAGGGGTATCCAAGATAGATATAAAGAACATAAATCTAAATATGAAGAATGTTTATTATTAGATTGTTTTACTATTCAAAATAGTAAAGATTTTGAAACTTTTATAAAAGAACATGAACTTATTCGAGGTAATAAAGTAAATGATTTATTAGGACACGAATCAGAACTAGAACTTTTCCTTATTGGTAAAAATTTATCCTATAATACCTTACTTAATATTATAAATAATAATTTAAAATATTTTAATAATAATGATACAAATAAATTAGAACTTGAAATTGAACAATTAAAACTTTTACTTGAAGTTAAAAATACAAATAATGATAATTTAATAATTCAAGAACTAGTAAAAACAGTAAAACAACTATCATTTAAAATGGACAATCTAGAAAATATAAATAAAGATATTTTAGCAAAATTAAATTCAATGCAAACAAAAACAACTACTAATTTTGACCAACCATTAATAACATTAGGACCTAGATTACAAAAAATTAATCCTGAAACAATGACTATTATTAAAGTATATGAATCAGTTGCAGAATGTTTAAAAGAATATAATTTTAAAGTTAAACGACCCAGTATTGATAAAGCTGTTGTAGAAAATATAATTTATTATGGCTTTAGATGGTCTTTTGTCGATAGGAATATTGACCCAAATATACTTTATAATATACTTCCTACAAAACAAACGAAAGTTCAAAATCTTGGATATATTGCCAAATTAAATAAAGAAAAGAATGAAATCCTAAATGTTTATATAGATAGAAAAACAGCAGCTTTACAAAATGATTATCTTTCTTCATCAGCATTAGATAATCCTGTAAAAAATATGACTCTTACTAAAGGACATTATTATATTTTATATGATAAATGTCCAGAAGAGTTAATTACCCAATTTGAAGAAAAACATGGAGTGCCAATTTTATATAAAAATGGTATTGGTCAGTATTCATATGATAATAAACTTATAAAAAAATTTATATGCAAATACGATTGTATCAAACAATTAAAAATAAGTGATAAAACATTGAGAAAAGCACTTGATGATAATATTTTATACAATAATTATTATTTTAAATATATTGGTGCTAAATTAACTTATTTATAATTTCAACTACTTATATTATTTAAGTAATTATTCAAAATTAATTTATAAAAATATAGATTATTTATTGATATTGAGACTTTCAAAAAATTTTGCTCCAGAACCTTCAGAAATAAAAAAAGCAGATGAAATTCACGATTATTTTATTAAGTTAGAACAAATTTTAGTTATTTTTAATTATTTCTATATTTAAAAATATGTTAAAAAAATATTTTGTTAATAAATTTTTAAAAATAGATTACATAATTAGATTATAGTTTTTCCAAAATAGTTTAAAAAAATAACTATAATATAATTTAGAACACAAAATGGATATATTAAAAGCATTTAAAATAAATACAGATGATTTTCCTGTAAATATACAAGGAACTCATGAAGAACCACTATTTCAAGCAAACCAAATAGCTAAAATATTGGGTATAAAAAATATCAGTAAATCATTATTAAATTTAAATGAAAATGAAAAGGTTATAACTACTAGTTATACCCTTGGCGGAGAACAAGAATGTTTATATTTAACAGAAAATGGATTATATCGTTTCCTAGGACAATCCAGAAAACCTATCGCAAAAACATTTCAAAATTGGATGACTGATGTCATTAAAGAAATCCGTTTAACAGGTATGTATCGGTTAAAGCAAGAAAATGAAGTCGATAAACAATTACTAAAAAAT